TTTTTCTTAAGTAATTTACCATTTTTATCAGAAATAGATAAACTGAATTTGTTAGTTTTACCTTCTTTTGGTTTAGCAGGACCTGTTCCTATTTCAGCAGCAATCTCTTCTGAATCTAATGTTAAATTCTTTTTAGACGCATATTTTGATATTTCTTCGACAGCTGAAGTGTATGTATTATGATATATTGTATATTCTGATTCTTTTAGAAATTGTGTGAAACTCATGTGAAAATCCTCTTTTTTGTTATATTTATATAATTATATCAAAAGAAGATTAAAAGAAGATTAAAAGAAGATTAAAAGAAGATTAATATTTTAGGTTTTTGAAGTATTTTCGAATTTTTGGTATATTTAATTCAAGAGGATAATAGTTGTTAGGTTTATAATCAATACATACATTGATTCTTTTTAAACCATCAGGTTCCCAATCATCTGGGTTTTTATTATGTATATGTCCATGTATTACATATTTACAAGTATCCATATTAATGATTTTTAAATGTTCTTTTTCTTTTTTATTGAGCCATCTTGATTTATAGCAAGGATAATGACTTATGAAAAATTCATCTATTTCAAGATACTCTAGAACAGATTCAAATCCAGCTTCAAGATAAAATTCATCTGGTTCATAATCATGATTACCACGGATTAAAAATTTTCTTCCATTTAATAACTTTAATAATTCTTTAAAATTATCTACGTTATTTGAATTATATCTTAACCCTGCTGATAAATCACCAACCATTAGAACTATATCATCGTTAGTAACAATAGAATTATGTCTATTGATTATTAACTTTGCATTTTGCTGAACTGCATCCTCATCATCAATATCAAATGGTCTATTTGCGTATTTTATAATGTTTCGATGGTAAAAGTGGTGATCGCTACAAGCAAAAATTTTTATTTGAGATCCTTTAGTTGATTTTAATTTTTGTTCTTGTTTCTTGTGGCTCAATATTATAGTTAAAATTCCATTGCTCAATGTTGCAATAATATCACCATTTATATACAAATCATTAATTACAATAACTCTTTTGAAATCTCTAATAGTAAGTTCTTTTTGCACATATTCTAAATTAGCTATCTCTGTGGTTAATTTACCTTCAATAATTAACTTATTACCAATTAATTCTATTTCTATCTCTTCACGGGCAAAACCAGCAACATTAATTTCAACAATAACATTTTCATTAAATGTACCTATGTTCGTGTAAGGGTATAATGACACAATTTCTTTTTCTTTACCATTTTTTATAAATTCTTTTATGATATCCAAATCATATATATCTAATTTTTCCATTTATTTCCTTTTTTTTTGTTTTTAATTATATCAAATATTTGTTTAATAATATATTAAATTAATATTAAAATTTATCTTATCTTTATAATATTTATTTTTAATTATTTTTATGTATAAATAGTAGAAAAGGCTGAAGATAGAAATGAGTAACATATTAAATGTAATAACACCTGAAATTTTAGTTCATTTGACTAATAATAAAGATGATATTACATATGATCTTTTAGTAGAATTAAGAAAACTTTCAAACGTAGGAAAACAGCTTGCTCTTGATATTCTTGATATAGAAAAAGATAACGAACAATATTATATTGATGCATTCGGAAATAGAATGTCATTTAATGGTAATAGACGATTAAAAAAAGCATTTATAAAATTAAACTTATCACAAATACATATTGATGAACTTGAAAGATGTGCAAATGATATTCATTATTTTAAAGATAATTATGTGAAAATTAAAACTAAACAAGGTATAAACTTTCCAGATCTAAGACCTTATCAAGATGATTTTATTAATAGTATTATCAAAGATGAGCATGAAGATAATATTGGATTAATGGGAAGACAATCTGGTAAAAGTATTTCTACCTCAATTTATCTAGCACACAAATATAATTTTGATAAAGAGCTTAATATTGGAATTGTTGCTAATAAAGGGCCAATGGCTAGAGAATTTTTGGCAAACACAAAAAATATTATTATTGAATTACCAGTATGGATGCAACAAGGTACAGTTGTTTGGAATAAAGGGTCTATTGAGAATGAGTCTAAAATGAGAATTTTAACAGATGTTCCGAGTTCTGATTCATTTAGAGGATTTACTATTGCAATTCTTGTTTGTGATGAAGCAGCATTTATTAGACCTAATATTTGGGAGGAATTCTCTGATTCAATATTCCCATCACAATCAGGACTTGCTTGGAAGAAGAATATTATTCTTAGTACTGCTAATGGTATGAATCATTTTTATAGAATGGTTAAAGGTGGTAGAGATAAGTTAAATGGATATAATATATTTGAAGTTAATTGGAAAGATGTACCTAGATATAATCCTGATGGTTCATTAATGTCAAATGAGGAATTCCAACAAAAAATTATTGCTAAACATGGAGTAATTTATTTTAATCAAAATTATGCTAATGAATTTCTTGGTTCAAGTTACACTTTAATTTCTGCTGATAAACTTCAAAATATGACACAGAGAGATATCAGAGAATATAGAGATGGTAAATTAAAAATATATCAGTATCCTAAAGATAAACATCAATATATAATGTCAGTTGATGCTGCTAAAGATGGAACAGATTCATTTGCAGTGCAAATAGTTGATATAACTAACTTTAAATTTAAACAAGTTGCAGCAGCTACTTTACAAATTGATTATCTTTTGATGCCTGAGTTTATTAATGAGTGGTGTGAGTATTATAATAATCCATATTTAATTATTGAAAATAATGAAGGTGCTGGACAGTCTATTGCAGATCAAATGTTTTTAACATATGAATATGAGAATTTACATTTCGATAAAGATATTGGAAGAAATACAAAAAAGAGATATCCTGGATTTAGAACTACACCAAAATCTAGAAAACAAATATTACAAACACTAAAATTGTTTGTTGAGAATGATAAATTAGAAATTAATGATAAATCAACTATTAATGAATTTTATCAATTTATTTTAATTAATAATAAATTCCAAGCAGATGATGGTGCACATGATGATATGATTATGTCTTTAGCAATGATATTTGTACCATTCTGTAATTCTAAAAACTTTGAGGATATGAAAAAATTAGTCAATAATTTATATAATGATGATTTACCTGATATTGAAAAAAGTAATTTTGGTGATTTATTAACTATAGGTTCATTTGATGATTATTCAGATGAGAGTTTACAAAACCAAAAACAAGATAGTCTTTGGAATGGATATATTATAGAGGACGGTGGATTTATATAAATTTTTCTTGTAAATATCTAATATGGTAAAAATTTTCAACCAATATATCCAATATAGGATCATTTATGTTTTTTAATTCTGTTCCTATTTCTTTATAATTATTAATTATTTTCCAACCTGACCATCTAGGGTATTCTTTTCTTGAGATACCCATATAATTATAACTTAATTTATCAGTTGAAATTACAACATTTTCAAAGTACTCTTTAAACAAAATAAACCCCTAATATTTTTATTCTATTTATTAGTTCAAAACTAAGCTGTTGCACCTGATTTTTTTCTCATTTTAATATTATGTTTACCTCTTTTGATTAATGTGCCTCTCATTTTTCTATAAGCTGCTAATTTTGTAGTATTTGCTCTCATATATCTTTTTCTTTTTGCGAAAGTCTTTCTCAATTCTATTTTTCTTGCTGGTGCTTCTTTTCTAAGTTGCGATAAAGATTTTTTCATGAATTTTCTTTTCTTTCTATTAATATTTTTAGTTTGCATAATTCTTGAAACACCTTCATTTGTATGATTGTCAATTTCAATTTCATCCTCATCTTCATCATCTTCATCATCACTATACACTGGGATACTCAACATATCATATATATATTCATACATTTCCTCACCAAGATCTTCAATCATTGAAATAACATCATTAATATTGAAATAGAAATCTTCTATTTTATCTTCATCTGAATCAAAAAAACCAGTAAATAAATATACACCTAATTCGTCAATTTCTTCTTCTGATAATTCTTCTAATTCTTCTTTAATATCATCTAAAGTAACAGTATTCTCATCTTCTTGTTCAGTTATGAATGTTTTAAATTTACCCATTATAAACTCCCTTTTATGTTATTTATAAAATTTTTAGTGTCCATATCATTCTTATAATCTAAAGCTACTATATGGTTTATTTCAGGAATTTTTATATATAATAAATCTTTAAATATATCATATATATAAAAATATTTCCAATTATTAGTTTTATTGATTAATGTATAAACATCTGTAAAAGAATCTATGTTACTATTTTGATTACTAAAATAATTACCATAAACCATTTTATCATCTAATAAGATTCTTATAGAATCATATGATTGACTCTCAATCAATTTTCCAACAAATTTATTCTTATTATATTTAAGGAAATTAATTATACTTTTTCCAGTATTAATAAATTCTCCATCTCTTTCAACTATATTATATATTATCTTATCTGAGAATGCTACTCCAATAAATGCAGAAATTTCATTATCAATTATATCTATCATATTTTCCCTTAATTAGAATCTTATTAAATTATTTATATACCAAGGTCAGCGTATAATTTTTCTATATCATTATCGAATGGATCTTTTTCAAGTGAAATAGTTTTTGAATTTTGTATTTTTTGAATATCTTCAACAAAAATATCTTTTATTTCTTGTTTAGCAAATGAATCTGCAGATTGAAGTTTTTCTAATTGTATTCTTTTTACCTCATCATTTGTGTTAAATACCGCATTTTCTATATTAAAACCAGAATCTTGAACTATCATATCATTAAATCTCATATGATTGTAATCAATATTCATCATCCATGTATCAGTTCTTCCAGCAAATCTATTTTTTGTAATTTTACAAACTATTTCTTTTTTCTCTTTCATTTGTTCATTTTGTAGCAAAAATAACATAAAATCTGCAGTCATAACTGTTCCCATTGAATCTGATACATTACTATTATCTGCTTCATCTATATTATTTGTAGCAGAACGATTTAGCTGAGATGCTGAAATGATTGGTAATTCGAGTTTTTTAGCAGTTGCACGAACTTCTTCAGCTATACTTTTAATATAAGAATATAAACCAGCAGAAGGACTCAGTAAATCTGATTTCATAATACCTATATAATCTATAAACACAATATCAAATTTAATATCTCTTTCTATATAATATGATTCAACTAATTGCTCCAGCATTAATGGACTAAATGCGCCACTTGGATAATCTTTTACAAAAAATTTACCACAATTTCCGTTTATTTTCATTTTATTATATGCTGATAAGATTTGCTCTTTATCAATAAACGGTCTTTCTAATTGCTGTAATTCACCTTGAGTTTTTGCTAAATCTAATAAACTATTAATAGGTAAATCCATTGCATTTGCATGAACTCTTTTCATAATTTCTTTATCTGCCATTTCAAGGGAAATTAATAAAATCTTCTTTCCATTTTTAATCATACCAGAAATTAAGTCTGTCATAAGTAATGACTTACCAACTCCAGATGCTGCCAAAATAACAGATAATGTACCAGGTAAAAATCCAGGTCCTAGTCTTTTATTCAATTCTGTATGTTGAGTTTTAATACCAAACATACGCTCTGAATAATATTCAATCATTGTATTAATATCATCAAAATCTAACCCGAGATCTGAATCTATTGAAATTTTTGCTCTATCATCTAAAATCTTCTGAGCTTTCATTTTAAGATTATCATCTTTTTTCATAAGACCATCTGAACCTAATTGCAATGCTTCCATATACATTGAATCTTTTACCCAAGAAACTGTTTCATCACATAAAAATTGAATATTCTGAACTTCTTCAGTTGTATTGATTCTTTGTAATGAGCTAATAATCGAGTTTCTTATTTCTTGGTTAGATACATTCTTAACTTTAGCTACTAATTCTGTTAGAGTTGGTACATTATGATATTCAGCATAATACTCTTTAATTAAACTAAATAATTCTTGATTACCTATATCATTAAAATATTTCTTTTTTAATATAGGCATAACTTTTGAAAAGAATTCTCCATTGTGTGTAAGTTTCTTTAATAATATTTGCTCAAATTCTGTCATTTCATTCCTTCATATATCAATTTATATATACAATTATATCAAAATATTGATTAAATAATTACTTCATCTTCATAATCTTCTTCATAAAATAACTCAGCACCACAACTAGTACTAAGCATTTCNNNAATNGCNGNTTCAGTAATTTTATGNTATTTTTCACTACAATTGAAAAGTTCTTGATTATCGATTTGTTTTCTTTTTTGTACACTTTCGCATTCACCGAGACAGATTTCACATATTTCATTCTCGATTTGATTGTATACAACAATTTGATGAGAAGTTTGAAATGTGTAACCAGGACTCGATAATTTCGTTAATGAATAGGTCATTTTACTTTTCCTTTATTTTTTACGTCTAAATAAATGAAATTGTCCATTTTTTGCATATTCTTCAAAAAGATACCCTGGACATTTTGACGAATTCGTCCAAATTCCAGAAGGACATCTCATTTCAAGTTTGCCTTTATCTCGTAGTTTGATAATTTTTTTAGGTGAAAGAATTTTTTCAAGAGGATTCATATCCAAATCCAAAATATCAATATCTTTTTTATAAAAAACTGTCTGGTAGTCAATTTTGCCAGTCCATCCTGGAACACCATCAGATGTATATGGCACAACTTGGCCATTTTTATATTCTACTTCAAAAGTATAATGGCTGTTTTCCCAAACACTTCTCACAATTCCTGAACCAAATATTAGTCCAAAAACTTTGTCATTTACTTTTATATTTTTAAAATACATTTCTTTCATTTCTTTCATTTCTTTACTCATTTTTGTTCCCTTCATTATCAATATTTT